TTCTAATCGTTTTCCACAAGTTGTTATAAATGTGTGGATAATATGTGGAGAAGGTGTTAATTAGTGTGGAAATTAGGTGGATAAATGATAGTTCTTATAGTGATCTTAGCGAGTCGATTATAACACGAACTCGCTTAATCTACAAGCCCCTCGTTAACATTTTGTGGGTATAATAACAAACCAGTTCAGTATAAACTTAAACCGTATAGTTTTAGTTCGTTTGTATTAAGTTTTCCACATAAATAACCCATGCGTAGTTGACAGTAACTCTCCGTTATGTTAGACTAACTCAGTAACACTTACACAAGGCTAATTCCATGTCAGTTCTTTACAGTCAAGCGACAAAGAGTAAGTATAGAATAACACTAGAATTAGAGACACTAAGTGACTTTAATCCACACGATATTTCATGGGAGAAAGTATTTGAATTACAGGACAATGAGAGGTGCGAAAGTATTATCGAAGACATGAGTAATCCTGTCAGTTGGTAGACACATAGCAGCTACAATATCCTCGCAGTTATTATAACAAACTGTGTGGGTGCTATTTGACAGTTTATGCACGAATATGCTATAATTGTTATATGCGTATTGGCAGTATTATGCGTTGTTCGTTGATGCCGTGCGGGCGGGCGTTGCGTTTATAAAAATCGATAAGTCCCTAACCTACAGAGGTGACAATTCGAGATGTATATATAAAAATCGCCAAAATTTTTCTCAGGTAAAAAACCCTTTCAATACCTTTTTATAAATGTCGTCTAATGTTCGGTCTCGTGTGTTGACTCTTCCTCTCTCGCAGATTGTTAAAGAATATAATTTTTTTACCATCGAGGAATGTAGACAAATAAAAGAATATGCCTATAAAAAAGAAGAGGAGCTAATCAGAGAAGGACATAAAGATAATGATACCTATGGTAAGTCGATAACAACTAATAATCACAATAGATATAATTTTTTCAAAGATAACCCCCAGTACGTAGATAGACTTGTAGATTTCTTAGTCCAAACAAATAAGTATTTGATATGGCCAATTATGGTTCAGAGTTGGGTTAATATCTACCGTAAGGGTGAAGGTATTGATTGGCACGTTCATCTAGGTAATATGGGAACTGATTGGTCTGCAAATATTTTTATTGACGGGCCTACAAAACCTGGTGTAAATTACTTAATACCAAAAAAATCTGAGATTAATACTCACACTCTAGAGAATAAGAAAGGTTATATGCATATATTCCCTTGTGAGACTATGCATAGTGTAGAACCGTTAACTGTAAATGAGGAACGTATCTCGGTAGGAATGACGATTCATAGTTATAATTATATTGATAGACCTATTATAAGTAGTTTAGCCTTTAATAGTAAAAGAGAAGTAGAAGATACTCTTATATTAACTAACGAGCATTACTATGAATAAAATTATAAAGAATAATCTTTTTTATACTCCTGTATGGTTGATAAAAGGGAACGAAGAAATTATAGAAATTATAGATGAATTAAAAGGAGGATGTTATAAACTTCAAGAAAAATATGAATCAGTACAACACTCTAATATAGGAGGCTATCAAAGTAAAGTTTTTGATTATAAAGAATTTCATCCAAAAGGAATGACTTACATAAATCACATACTTTATTCTTTATGTGAAGAGGGGTATGTTATAGATCAATGGATGATTTCTAATATCGTGTGGTGGTTTAATATTAATAAAATGGGTGATTTAAATATGCACCACATACATATAGGTTCTGATATTTCAATGGTATTGTACTTAACTGATGGTGAATTAGCTTTACAAGATCCGAATGTAGCATACTGTAATCCAAAATTAAATATTAATTCAACAATTGTATTAAGAGCAAATAAAGGAGATATTGTTGTATTTCCAAGTAATACTCAACACGGTGTACTACCGCATGAAGGAGAGAAAGATAGAATGAGTATTTCTTTTGATATATGTTTAGAAGGAGCAAAACGGAGCCTCCTCAAAAGACCTTTTGAATAGAATGAATCTATTTTCAACTCCAGTGTGGCACATTGAAGGAACTCCTGAGAATATACTTGATGAAATGATTCAAGGTGCATATGACTGTAAGGAAAATGTGAAGACAGCAAATAGAACAAATGTATTGGGTTATCAAAGTCCTTGTTTTACATCTGATCTTTTTCATAAAGGTGCGTTTGAGTATCTTCGTAATCAACTCAAAGATACATTACCTAAGTTTGAAATAGATGTATGGTGGTTTAATATTAATGGTAAAGGAGCTTATAATACAGTGCATACTCATCCAAACTGTAATCTTGCATTGATATGGTATCTCACAGATGATGATAATAAATTAATTTTGGTGGATCCCCATTGGCATAATAGGGCTAAACTGTATGAATCTTTACATAGAGATTATCAGTTTAGAAGAATGAATGCAAAGAAAGGAGATATAGTAATCTTTCCTTCAGATTTAATGCATCAAGTAGAACCCCATCAAAAAGAAGAAGATAGAATTAGTATATCAATGAACTTGCTTTTACTCTAATGAAACATAAGTTATTCTCTACACCTCTTTGGCATTTAGAAGGTATATCGCATGAATTAGCAGACGAGTTATATCAAGGGGCATACAGATTCAAAGAAGAAGTATTCAAAGAAGAATATCCATCAGGAGATAATAGATCTAGTGAAGGAGGTTATCAAACTCCTTTTTTAAAATGGAAAGATTTTCACCCACAAGGTGTAGAGGTAATTAATAAGTTAGTATATGAGGCCATTGAACATGAGTTCAAAGTACAGGCATGGTGGTTTAATATCAATGGTAAAGGTCATTGGAATGCCCCTCATACTCATCCAGACTGTGATCTTGCATTAGTACTATACTTAACTGAAACTGATAATCTTTTAACTTTGGTTAATCCTTTTTCTCACCGAAATTACAGTGGGGATAGAAACGATATTATTCCTAAACCAAAGAAAGGAAATATATTAATCTTTCCTAGTGACGTATTACATTTTGTAAAACCAAATCCTAGAGATGAAGATAGAATCAGTATCTCAATGAACTTGCAATTATCTTGATATTGATATATAATAAGTGAAGGCTAACAATACGTTATGTACGACGAAACCACTTACCACATCTATGCACAAGATAGATGTTTGTATGCAAATCTCCCTGAAGAAGAGTTTGAATGTACATGGGAGATGTTAAAGGTAATGGTTGGATTGTTAAAGACAGATTATACAGAACAAGATTTATCATATATTAAACTAGGGCCTAAGTGTGGAGTAGGTGGGCCAGGTAGGGTTCTCCCAACTCCTATGTGGGAAGAGGATTCATATTAATGGAAAGAGGGATTAGACCTATTTTTCCTTTACCTATATTTTTAGATAAAGCAGAAGGAAATGAATATACCACTATACAGAAAGAACTTACTACTGTGAAGAGTAAGTTAAATTTTAATGATAAGTGGTATGATGGCAGATATATGATGTTAAGTGAGAATCCATTTGAAAGTAATTTTTTAATCGAACATGGATGTCATCATAGTATTAATTTTATAAACAAAACTGTAGATAAATTTATTAGGGATTTATATGGTAAAAATCACCTTGGTAAATGGGTGATCGCAGAATCATGGATGACAAAAACTATTAAAGGTAAATGTGCAAGGGAGCATTGTCATGGAGCTGCAGATATATCTGGTGTTTATTACTTAGATACAAATGGTAAGGATGGTAATTTAATATTTACTAATATTAATAGTAACTTAGGTAGTAATATGTTATTGTTGGATTTGGTTGATCATGATATGAGAATGCCTTACTTAGAAAATGGAATGATCGCATTATGGCCTGGACAACTGAAGCATAGAACATTAGTAAATGAAACTGATCATGAAAGAATTAGTGTAAGTTTTAATATTACTCTAGGTAAAAAAGGGTTCGGTATACCTACCATTTCAAACTAATTATTGACAACTATATAAATGGATGTTATAATTGAATTGAAATTTCAATAAAACTATGGCCAAAGGATTTACAGTAAAAACTGTGCCACCCAAACCCAAGAAGAAAGCTGCCGATTGGGATATAGATGCAATCAAAGCAAGATGGAAAGGAAAGAAGATTGTATTCTGTCTACCAGGTAGAGGATGTTCATATATCTTTTTAAAGAATTTTGTACAGATGTGTTTCGACATGGTGCAAAATGGAATGAGTATTCAGATCTCACAGGATTACTCTTCTATGGTTAACTTTGCACGTTGTAAAGTATTAGGTGCGAATGTTCTTCGTGGCCCTAATCAGAAACCTTGGGATGGTAAACTAGAGTATGATTACCAACTTTGGATTGACTCGGATATTGTCTTTAACACTGACAAGTTCTGGCAGTTATGTGATCTTGCTTTACCTGCTGAAGATTCAGATAGGAAAGAAGCAGAGATTTGTGGAGGATGGTATGCAACAGAAGATGGTAGCACAACCTCTGTCGCACACTGGTTAGAAGAAGATGACTTCCGCAAGAACGGTGGAGTTATGAATCATGAGACTGTAGAGTCCATTGGAAAGCGTCAGAAACCTTTCACCGTAGACTACACAGGTTTCGGTTGGGTCATGATTAAGAATGGTGTCTTTGAGAACCTTGAATATCCTTGGTTTGCTCCTAAGATGCAACAGTTTGAGTCTGGAGCAGTTCAAGACATGTGTGGAGAGGACGTTAGTTTCTGTTTAGATGCTATCGACAAGGGTTATGAAATCTGGTGCGATCCTCGGATACGTGTTGGCCACGAAAAAACTCGTGTTATCTAACCGTCGTGTCTCGATTTACTATGGAGAATAACTAAAATGGCAATGAGAAGTCCAACTGGGGTCGAAATGATCGAAACTCGACCCAAAAAAACTCGTCAAGGGGGAGGAAAGCATACCAAATATGCCGCCTCCTCTCGTAATAAGGCAAAAAAACGTTCACGAGGACAAGGAAGGTAAAAATAGTTGCTAAATAAAGATATATTTGCCTAATAATAGTGCCTGTCCAACGCATAAGTAAGACATTTAAAGACATTAGCATGTCTTTTAAGGTTAATCCCTTAAATGATGACCTTATTGCGATTAAAAATCAGACCGCTATAGCTCGCTCTCTTCGTAATTTGGTGCTTACTGCACCAGGAGAGCGATTTTTTAATGAGAATTTGGGTTCCAACGTCAATAATCTCTTATTTGAGAATATGGATGACGTTACTGCTTCATCTATTAAGGATGAAATACAAAATACCATAAACAATTTTGAACCAAGGGTTAAATTATTAAAAACTAAGGTCTCACCAAACTTTGAAACACTTGAATTTGATGTTGTTATTTCATATGAAATCATTGGAATAGAGGCACAACCCCAACAATTATCATTTGCCCTAGAGCCAGCACGATAATGCCACTAGTTAATTTCTCCAATCTGGATTTTGACCAGATAAAAACAACAATACAAGATTATCTTAGATCTAATTCCAATTTCACTGACTATGATTTTGAAGGATCTAACTTATCTACGATTATTGATGTTCTGGCATACAATACTTACATCACCTCTTACAATGCCAACATGGTATCAAATGAGGTTTTCATTGATAGTGCGACATTAAGAGAGAATGTTGTCTCATTAGCACGTAATATTGGGTATACTCCTACTTCTAAAAAGGCTGCTAGAGCAAATATATCATTTTTTGTAGATACAACTAGTTATTCATCCACTCCTCAAACTGTTACTTTGAATAAGGGTTTAGTTTGTACTACAAATACCTTTAATAATGAGTCTTTTACCTTTGCTATACTCGATGATATCACTGTTTCAGTTAATCAGAACGTAGCTAACTTTGAAAATGTTGAAATTACCGAAGGAATTTACATTACTACTAACTTTACAGTCAATTCTTTCGATCCAAATCAAAGATTTATACTTCCAAACTCTAATATTGATACTGATAGTATTAGAGTAACGGTCAAACCTTCTAAATTATCAAATACAAGTCGTAAATATAGAAAATCTGCAAGTTTATTTGAGATAGATGGTGAATCTCCTGTCTATTTTTGTCAAGAAATTGAAAATGAACGATATGAATTGATTTTTGGAGATGGTGTTTTTGGTAAAAAGTTAGAATCTCCTAGTTATATCGAAGTTTCTTACTTAGTAACAAATGGAGAAGCTGCAAATGGTATAGGATCCTTTGAATTTTCGGGAAAATTAACGTCAAGTAGAGATTCTGTTAATTTAACTGCAGGAATTTCCCTAATTGCGACTGATAATATTGCTGCAGGTGGTAAAAGTATAGAAACTATTGAATCTATTAAGAAATATTCGACTAGAATTTACTCTTCACAGAATAGAGCCGTCACTTCTGCTGATTACGAAGCAATTTTACCAACAATATACCCCGAAGCAGATTCTGTTTCTGCTTTTGGTGGAGAAGAATTAACTCCTCCTCAATTTGGAAAGGTTTTTGT